TACAGCGTCGAGGAGTCCACAAATAGTTCTCTTTACAATAAGAAATGTTTTAGATATAAAGTTAAGAAAAATAAATTGAGCGTTAAGCGAAATTTGGAATGTTGCGTAGCAACTTCCCTTTATGTTTTTAATGCAGTTACTCTGACTTGAGGTTCGTGTAAGGCCAATCTGAGAACAAGGCGTGTTGGATATCTTCAGCAACAAATTGATTGAATGATACGTGCTTTGCTTCCAGTTCTCCTTCTTTTGGAGCAACACGTTGGAATGCCTCTTCCAGTTGTGCCATATCATTAAACATCATTGTTATTTGCCATTCGGGCATATCTGCTACACTACGGAAACCCATCTTACATCTAGCAACTCGGTAATCAACCATCTTTCCTTCACTTACTAAGTGATCCAAAAAACTTTTCATATTGTTGACCCAATCGATGTCTGAGATGTCACCTTCTTTGTTTGCCCATATCATGTAGTAGTCCATTATTCATTCCTTGTGTTTAAAATGTATAATTAGTTATATGAAAATAGTTTTTGATCATAAATTTGGTGTACAAGAAAAACAACATTTAGAACATTATTCTGCTACATTAGTGGATGTTGAAGACGATGACATAGATACAGCATTGGAAACTGGTTGGTTAACAGACTTGCTTGGACCTAGCGAAACAGATGTCAAATGGTATCAGTGTAGGTCAACACGTTGCGACTTATCAAAGTTCAACAGCAAAGATCCATTAATACAAGAGGGTAATGATGATGGACATGACAACATATTACACTACAAGTTCGATGCCGATATTTCCCAAGATACATTAGAAAACATTTACTTGAACTATTGTAATCATCACAAGTACGAAGACTTCTTTCACGGTGAAGTAGACAACTGGATACGTTCGGATTACAAGATGGTTTATTACTTTAATCACAAACCTGTTGCTTGGTCAAAGTTACGTATGTATTCGGAAGATGCATTGGAAACTGTGTTGTTCTGTTGGAACTATGATGATCCTGAAGAAAGAGTAGGGCACAAAAGTTTACTACACGAACTTGCTTGGGCAAAAGAAAACGGATTTAAACACGTTTATATGGGTCCAGGATATGAAAAGGGTAGCATATACAAAGCACACATCGATGGGTTTGAATGGTGGACTGGAAAGGAATGGTCTACTGATAAAAATGATTATATTCAACTGTGTGAACGTGATAGTAGTTTAGAAACTATCAAAGATTTGAGTCAACTCTAGGATCTTCTCTGTACTTAAAAACTGTTTGTAAGTATTCCTCATCCCACGTATCGTAGAAACCTTGATTAGCAACAAGTTTTGCTTTGGCATTTAAATCACTCAAACATTGAACAAGTGCTAGTGTGTATTTGCCTTGATTCATTGTGACACCATTTACAACTTCCACATCTCTTGGATGATCATCCAACGCAAGAATGTCTTTATTCAATAAGAACATTTCGTTTGCTTGTCTAACTAAGTTCCTAAAGTCTTGTGCTTGGTATTGATTGTGTGGGTAAGCATAGATAATTACTTCTTTGCCTTTGAGTCCTTGTCGTGATAATTCTAACAAATCGTCTAACACATGATCGCCTATACGTACTTCGTAAGATTGTTTTAGTCTGGCACTACGGGCATACGGACAAGGTGTCCAGTTTCCCAAATCTGGATGTTTGACTTCTAAAAAGTTTTCAATCCAATCATCAATGTCTTGTTTGACTTCTTCTAAATTTAATCTCATTGTACAACTTCTTTGAGTACAGCAATACTGTTGTTCATTGCTGTTTCTAAATTTGTGTATAAATCTGTTTTACTGTCATGATCACAATAATCACTAACAGATTTAATCAAGTAACAATCAATGCCAAACTGACGACAAACATAAGCAACACTGTATCCTTCCATATCAACTATGTCTGCATCCAATGTAAACCCAAGTGTATCATCTATCCTATCTACAAAATGATCCACAGTGGCCAATCTTGCTGTTTTGACTTTGATAGGGTGTTTGGGTTTGATATGAGCAACAAAATCTTCATATCCTGGAAAAGGTTTGTAAGCATCTGCTTGATAAACATCACTGACAAACAGTGTTTCGCCTATTTCTAAATTGTTATCAACAGCACCACATAATCCAATATTAATAATCTTCTCTGGTTCGCAATTGTAAATTAAACGTGTTGTTGCAAACGCACTTGCTGTTTTGCCTATTCCTGATTCTATTAAACATATATCGTCTTTGTGATATATTCCGGGCTTGAGTACTTGTAAGTTGAGTGCTTGTTTAATTTTTTGTGTTTCTTCACGCATTGCACTGACAATGCCGTATTTGAAATTATTCATACTTTGCTTGTGATCTCACTGGAAAGTTTAATACATCTTTGCCGTTTAAAAACTGTAGTTCGACAACGCATTCTAATGCAGTTATTGTTCCGCCCAATTGATTGATTAACTCTCCCACTGCTTTAGCACTGCCACCTGTTGCTAATAAATCATCTACAATTAAACATTGATCGTTTTCGTCAATTGCATCTTCTTGAATTTCAAATGTATTGCTACCGTATTCCAAATCATAATTGATTGAAATACAATCGCCTGGAAGTTTTCCTGCTTTGCGTACCATTACAAATGGAACTGCTAAATGAAAAGCAACAGCACTACCAAATATAAAACCACGAGCGTCCATGCCAACAACTTTGTTAGGCTTTTTATTGCCTTGATAACGATTTGTAATAGTGTGTATAACATAGCGAAATGCATCTACATCATTTAGTAATGGAGATATGTCTTTAAACACAATTCCTTCTTTGGGAAAGTCTGGTATATCTCTGATATAACTTTTAATGTTCATTAGAAATACGGTAGTCCTGATTTTTTAGTTGTTTCTAAATTCTCTTTTATTAACTCTGCTATTTGTTCACGTTCTGCATAACTCAGTGCCATGCCTTCATTGTAAGTTAAACCACCACGCATATGCCAACAGAACTTAAGTATCTGATTACGGACTGCTTTTGCTTCATTTTCGAGTTCTTCAACATACTTTAAAATTTCGTCAGAATCAGAGACTAAAAGTTTTATACGAAAAAATTTGTCATATCCAATGTAAATGGTTGAATGTATTCGTGTTCACACGCTTTACATTTCAACTCAAGTGGTTTGATATCATTTAGTTGTCTTAGATTAACAATACGTTCTCTTATTGCTTCAAATGTCAAACGTTCACATTGATGTAAAAACTCATCGATATGTTTTTTATCTTTGACAACAGTATCTTCTGTTTTGATGTAATCGATACTTTGTACCATTGAACTGATAGTTAAGTCTGTTACTTTTTGGAATGCTTCCGATAAGAGTTTTAGTTTTTCTTCCTCTGGCATATCCGAATCTTGTAATATTGATGTAAGTTTTTGTTCTTCAAACTGTGCAATATTGTTTTCGTTTATATCTTTGTAGTTCAAAGGTTTAATATAAACTTCTAAGTCGCCAACTTTTACAGGATCTTTGTAATCCGGAGATTTAATATTATCAATAACTGAACGTAAATCGAATCCATAACTTGCCTCTTCGTTGCAATTTGGACAAGTAGTGTCAACATCCAAAGTGTGTCCATAACTTGCAATACGTATAGCAGTTAATATTAAATCAATATCGACTACTGGTACTTCCCACGCATCTTTGATGTTAGGTACACAACTTTCTATCACTTTAACTACAGCACTGCCGTTAAATAAAGCATCTGGAGTTTTGTAAGTGATCTCATCTGTTGCTGTCATTGGATACACAGGCAACTCACCATTCTTTGGTATATCAATTGATCCTTTGGAATAAAACTTTCCTTTGCTTGGCAAACCGATATAAATGCTGGGTTGTCTAAAATAATTTGCTAATGGATTATCTGACATTTTTTAAGTAATAAATACAGTATTACAATAATATTAAAACAGTATTTATATACGTAGTTTTTAGGCAAAAAAATTAATGGCATTAGAAGAAGATTTAGAAAACGCACAAGAGGCAGTAAGAAGATTTGGAAGCCAATCTGAAGAGGCAAGACGTGCATTAAGTAAACTATCATCAAGTGGCGACCAAGCAAGTAGGGGTCTAAGCAGTCTTGGAAGAAGTCTGCAGAGTTTTGCAGGTGGACTAGCACGTGGAAACACATCAATAAGCAGTTTAAGTGGTGTAGTTAGAGGTGTTAAAGATACTTTAGCGGCACTTCCTGGAGTTGGTAAAGCGGCCGGTATTGCACTAGATATGTTTGGCGACGGCTTAGTATTAGCAATCGAACAAATGGACAAAGCACTAGGTACGTTCTATAACATTGGACAAGTAGGAGCCTTGGGTGCAGATGGAATAGACGATATCCGTAAACAAATGGTTGCAATGGGTGTACCACTAGACACATTCAATAAAATGATTGCCAAAAACACCAAAGCACTAGTTGGACTAACAGGTAGTGCAAGTGAAACAGCAGAAAACTTTGCTAATATGATTGGAACCATGCGTATGGGTCTGGATATGGATTTGCGTTTGTTGGGATTCACAACAGAAGAAGTTGGCGAAACTTTGTCCAACTATGCAAATATACAACGTAGATTAGGTGCAGAACAAAATTTAAATCAAGGACGTTTAACAGCAGGTGCTGTTAAGTTTGGTAAAGAAATGGACTTGTTGGCAAAAGTAACAGGTACAAGTAGAGAACAACAACAAAGTAATTTAGATGCGGCCCTTAGAGAAGGAAGATTTTTAGCGGCACAGAGACAATTAGAAGCAAGCGGTGCTGGAAAAGCGGCACAAGAACTCAATAAGTTTATGCTTGTTATTAATGATATATCACCGACACTTGGATCGGCAATCAAAGACACTGCTGGTGGATTTATATCAACACAAGCGGCACAACAAGGTTTCATTTCAACAGGTGGTGCATTGCCAAACATTATTGCCGGATTAAAATCTGGACAACTTGATTATGCTAATGCAATACAACAAATGCAAGATGCAACTAAACAACAGTTGCCAGCAATGGAATCAATTAACTTAGCCGTCGGTGATGCAACGGGTGCTTTTGTTCCATTAAACGAAAGTGTTAATTTAACAACTTTTGCAATGGGTAATTTAAACAAAGCATTAGAAAAAGCACAAACATTACAAGATGCACAAGTAAATGCTGATATGGGTGGCGTTACAGCAGAATTAGTTGGAGCAAGTAAGACACTAGAAGAAGCAAGTAGTAAATTACAAGCAACTGTTTTTAGTAGTGATCTACTTAGTGGCGGAATACAAAACTTTATAGATGCCATTAACGCGGGTGCTGACTTAATATATGGAACAGTAGGAACATCAGGCGACTATTCGAGTTTAGGAGCAGAGCAGGCAGCATTAACTAACGAAACAAAATTATTAAGACAAGAAATAGCGACACTAAACAGTAATACTGAACGTGATCCGTTGACTGGGTCTGAACTAGCCAATCAACTCGCTACACAAAAACAAGAAGAATTAAACAGAAAAGAAGCACGTTTAAATGCATTAAACAAAAGAATTGATACGAATCAAGCACAAGGTAAACCTATTACAATTGGTGAACAATTAATGGGGGCTAGTGAAGGTAACAAAGGAATACTTCCGTATTCACTTAATCCATATGCTATGGATCGTTATCAATTAGATACAAAACTAAAAGACTTTGGTATAGCACCAACAACAGCACTAACTCCAAAAGTACAAGGTGAAATCGAAAAGTATCTGACGGACAATATAACTGGTATGAGTCAAACTGGTTTCAAAGAAACAGATAAATTCTTCCAAGGTATTAAAGAAATACTACAACAAAATATGCAACTTAATAAAGAAGTAATAGATTCGAACAACAAAGTGAATAAAAATTTAGAAACAATTGTTTCACAAAATAATACTGCTAACGACCAACGTGATAAACAAGTAAAGTATGCGGCTAACGCCTAAAATATGACTGTATTTGAATAGGCATAAATACACGCAATATATAAAGAATGGTAATCATTAATGAGTTGGAAAAAATACTTTAAAGTAGCAGACACATCAGGAAATTACAGCCCACTAAGTGGTGCATCTACACAGGCAAACGTAGGTTTTAAAAACTATCAAAGTACACTTCCTGAAGTTTACACTGGACATCCAAACCGTATTGAACGTTACAACCAGTACGAAGCAATGGATATGGATTCGGAAGTAAATGCATGTTTGGATATCATTGCTGAATTCAGTACACAAACAGATGAAGTAAGCGGTGTACCATTTGACATCAATTACACAGACAAACCAACAGACAACGAAGTAAAGATTATTAAAGAACAACTTAATACGTGGGTTAAGTTAAATCAGTTTGATGAACGTATATTTAAAATGTTCCGTAACACAATCAAATACGGAGACCAAGTTTTTATTAGAGACCCAGAAACATTTAAAATTATGTGGGTTGAAAATGCTAAAGTACGTAGAGTTATTGTAAACGAAAGTGAAGGCAAAGAACCTGAACAGTATGTAATACAGGACATTAATCCAAACTTTCAAAACTTAACAGTAGCGGCTAAGAAAACAGATGACTTTGCAGTTAATCCAAACAGAGGTGGATACCAACAACCAAACTCAGCACCGGTAAGTGGCGGAAACTTAAACAACAGTGCAGGTAGATTTAGTTTAACTGATAAAGAAACGGCGATTGATGCTAAACACATTGTACATTTAAGTTTAAGTGAAGGACTAGATCCTGTTTGGCCATTTGGAACAAGTATATTAGAAAACATTTATAAGACTTACAAACAAAAAGAATTACTTGAAGATGCTATCTTAATTTATAGAATACAGAGAGCACCTGAAAGACGTGTTTTCTATATTGATGTTGGTAATATGCCATCACATATGGCAATGCAGTTTGTAGAGCGTGTCAAAAATGAAATACATCAAAGACGTATTCCAACACAAAACGGTGGTGGTGATAATATGTTGGATGCAACATACAATCCACTGTCAACAAACGAAGACTTTTTCTTTCCACAAACAGCAGAAGGACGTGGATCTAAAGTTGATACACTACCGGGTGGTGAGAACTTGGGACAAATTGATGACTTGCGTTACTTCAACAACAAGTTAGCACGTGGTTTAAGAGTACCAAGTAGTTATTTGCCACAAGGTCCAGATGACAGTCCAGCAAGTTTAACTGATGGACGTTTGGGAACAG